GGAAGCCTTTCACTTCCTAACGATGGAAGTTATTTTGAGCGACACCATGTACTCCCTCGATCTTTAGGTGGTAAGGATGACTGGTATAACATGACTTGCTTGTCTGCGAGATGCCATCTAATTGCACATCAGTTACTGGCTAAAATCCACAAGACACCGCAACTAATTACTGCGTATAGCTTAATGGCAATGACGAGCAAATGTGGCAAGTCTCTTAACAGTAGACAATTTCAAAAGGCAAAAGAGCTTATCTCTGGTAAAAACAGCATTAGGGCTAAGTCAGTAACAACACCCCTTGGTACTTTCAATACTGTGCGAGAAGCAGCTAAGGCCCACAATACCAGCACCCCGACAATTAGCGCTAAGTGTAAATCTAAGTTTAGTAAAGATTATGCATATGTCAATGAGGTTAATGTAGAGAAGGATGGAATACATGGGTTAACAGGTGTAGGGCAGGGCATTCATACCCCTGACGGTTACTTCGGATCTATAAGACAAGCAGCGAACCATTACAATGTGTCACATAAAACTATACATCGATGGGTTCATGGTGATAACGAGGGTTATTCTAAGCGGCTCGGGTTCTTTTATGATGAAGACACCTGCGCTACTAGACCTATCGGCGGTGCAAAGCGTAAGGTGCATACACCTTTGGGTTGGTTTGATTCAGTAGCAGCCGCTGCGCGGGCACATAACACAGGTGGCCCCGGTACTATCTCTTCAAGATGCAAAGCAGGCTGGCCAGAATATTATTACTCCGATTGAGATTAACGACCTCAAGTAATACTATTGATCACTGTACGGGGCCGGCAAGAGGACTGCCATCCTCAATGTAGAGAAAAGGCTTGCTAAGACCTTAGGTAAAAATGACGGCGTTCTAGTTATTAAGACTGAAGAACGTAACAATGTTCTCACAGAGATCAGCGCTAGAGCTGCTAAAATATCTAAGTGGGACCCCGATCAAGCAGACGAGCTAATGCAATTGCGCAAGCAAGTAAAAGACGTGTTTGATAAGGGTCTACAACCTGGTGATGAAATGATGGAGCAGCTATGGTTCTTAGACTCCAAGTCTAAGGATGTAGTTGAAAAGATGACTCGTGAGTACAACGACGTTATTACTCCGGATGACTTTGCCCAAATTGGTAGCCTAATGACAGAACATATGGCGACTCGTGTACCTATCCTCACAGACTTTACCAAGTTCTTTGGTAGGCTAGCACAAGACTTTCTTACTACTGCTAAGCCTAGTAAGGCTGAGTTTGACCTTACACTGTATCTGAGGAAGAAAGCGTTTGGTGAGTATAAGGGCGGCACTCGCATTAACCCGTTTTTGGGTAGACTGCTAGGTATTGATTACAAGACACCGCTAACTGAACAAATGCTGAAACGCATACCCGGATACAGCCCTAATAGCCTAGTGGCTGACATCCTGTTGGGTGTCAAGGGCTCAGGGTATAGACCCACTGGCAAGAAGTTTGGTATTAAGCTAAAAGCAGGTGATATTTACACTGACGTTGACATCACTGAGCTAGGGTTACCTAATAAGCAGCCTAAGTCTTGGACTCATGCACCCTGGGTAAACTTTGATGGTAAGATACTTGAGCAACACTATACCCAGCGCTTTGAAGAGAAGCTTGTGTACAAGAGTGCTCAAGGCGAATGGATTACAAATATTATCCAAGTTGATCAGCGCTCAGACCCTACATGGTTTGAGGAGCTGATGAATAAGGGCGGTAAGATTAATGACATTGTCGATTCAGTCGGCGCGCGCACTGCATTCGCTGTAAATGGCAATCACAGTAACGATGCAGTTCTGGTCAAGTGGTATCACCTATGGGGTAAACAGAATGGAATCTCTACTGCATCGATCCATGATGCTTTCTTCAATAACGTATCAGATATGGCTGTTGCAAAGCAAGCTTTGCGTAAGATGTATGCGGACGCTTCTACCAAAAACTCGGTAAAGCTTACGCTAGACCTGCTACTAGAAAGAGGTCTGCCAAAAGAAGTATACGATCAGTATTTAAACGAGGCTATTGAAAAAGGCCTTATTCCGATACCTGGCCGTAGCAGAGTAGGTGGTAAGCTTTTGACTGATGAGGATATCCTTACTCGAGAAGATATCCTTGAGGAGCTGCCAAAAGAGTTTTGGAAGCATGATAAGGGGTTCTACGGAATCGGCTAGTATAAATCGCTGTAGTACAGCACAATAACCAAGGCTTGTAGCCTTATAGGAGCAGAAATGAGTACCGAGAATCAAAATACTAACGACACAACCACTACCACAGCTGATACCCCGTCTACTCAGACTACTGATAGCACCACAAGTACTACTCAGGGTACTCAGCAAGGTAATACGCAAGACCAAGATATGATTGCTAACTTGGTTGCTCAACAAGTGTCAGAGCAGCTCAAGGACATTAAGTCCAAGCTTGACAAAGCATACTCTGTACGTGATGATGCAATCAGTAAGGCTGAAATTCTTGAAAGGAAAGAGCGTGAAGCTACCCTCAAGAAGCTAGAAGAGGAAGGTAAGCACAAGGAAGTATTCGACATGAAGCTAGTCGAAAAAGATGCTGCCTACAATGATTTGCTTGGTAAGTATAATGCCCTAGAGCAGAATAACCTACAATTGACACGCGACAGCCAAGTCCGTGATTTGCTGCGTGGTACTGAATTCCGTAATGACAAGGCCGGTGATATGGCTTTTCATGAGGTAATTGGTCAAGTAGTTAAAGATGACAAGGGTAATTGGGTACATCGTTCAGGTGTTTCGATCAAGGATTTTATTACTGCTTTTGTGTCAGATGAAGCTAATAGCTTCTTGCTTAAGCCTAAAGTGAGCTCTGGTGGCGGTACAACCACTACTACGACATCTAAGGGAAACACATCTAAGTCTCTTTTTGAAATGACTCAAGAAGAGGTTCTCAAAATGGCCGCTGATGGTAAACTACCCAGTCGGTAATGAATTAAAAGGAAATAGTTATGACCGCTCGTACTAATGTTTCAGGTGCTACCGAATACGTCTTGCAAGAGTCTATTGGTGCTTACTCTGATGAAGCTTACACCAATGCCAAGAAGCTGTCTGGCACGGGGCTGGCTGGCGCTGATGCTGAACTTGATACCAACTCGGAGACCTTCATTGGTCAACTCCGTTGGAAGAAGCCGCTTACCCCGGTTATCAATATCGCTTCTTTGACCGATGCAACTGATGGTACCCGTACCACCCAGTCTAGCAACTTCGCTAAGTATGTTAAGACTGCCCGTACCCACGGTGCTCGTCAAGTTAACATGCAGCAAGTTGTTACCCAGCAAGACGGCCTGGCTAAGATTGCTAAGGACTTTGCTGAGACCCGCGCTCAAGACGAACACAATGCTATCCTGTCTGTGCTGAAGGGTGTCATGGTCTCTGAGCTGTTGAATGGTGCTGCTTCCGCTGGTGGTGGTACGGGTCTTGGTGGTCAGACGTTTGACAATGATCCTACCAGCATGCGCTATGGTATGTATGTTGATATGGGTGCAAGCAAGCTTATTGCCGATGCTAGCGCTGCTGTTCAAGGTGCTTCCCGTGCCGAATCCTTCCTTACCGCAATGGGTATGGGTTGGAAAGACTATGAGCCGGACTACGCTTACCTTGTGGTCAGCCCGAAGGTTCTGGCTTCTTTGCGCTCTGCCAATCTGGTGGATAGCGACAAGGTCTCTGATGGTATGATTAACTTCGAAACCATCTTCTCTGGTAAGTTCCGCCTTATCGTTACGCGTGCTAATCAAGGTCTGTCTAGCGCTGAGCGCACTGCTCTTAACGCTGGTGCTGGTGTTGATCTGGTTGGTGCTGAGACCACGTTCATTGTGCTGCCAAACAGCTTGGCATTCAACAACATGACCGTCCCTATGCCAGTTGAGATTCAGCGTAATGCTGCTGCTTACAAAGGCGGCGGCACGACCGATGTGTGGTATCGTTGGGGCTATGTTGCTCACGCTCGTGGCTACACCTGGGAAGCTTCTGAAGACCAGTTTGCTTCTGATGCTGACTACATGTCTGTGTCTGTTGATGATTCTACTTGGACCACTTTGGCTGCTGCTACTGTTGGTGCTAACTCTAAAGCTGCATTCCAGCGTAAGGCTTCTTCTGCGCTTACCCTTGGTATTCTGCCGATCTTCCATAGCTAATAGTATTTCCGTGGCTACAAGG